TGCCAGCGGTAGGTGTCGCTGCTGCCGTGCAGGGTGGTGTCCAGCGTCATTTCGAATAGTTCGATGATGGCGCTTGGTGCCAGTGCGGCCAGCTCCTCGTAGACGCTGCTAATCGCCGTCCAGACAACCGTGCCATCGACAATCGTGCTGCCAATATCCGTTGGCCACGTAGGTTGAGTAGCGCCGCTAGTGCCAGCAACTTGGCACTGGAACACCAAGCCAGAAGCCTGCAGCGTGGTGGCGCGAACGATGTTGCCAACGCTGTAGCTATTAGTAGCAGCCCAAGATGCGTATGCCATCAGGGTTCAAATACTTCGCGGAACGTCGCCGTAATTGTTGCCCGACCGTTATATGTAATCGTTTTGTCCCACTGCGGGCAGACCCATTTATAAGTCACTGCCTCATCAGGAGGCGCCCACTCAAACGCGGCATTGTCGTCTGCACGCGCATCTAGAAACGCTTCAATGGTGTCACTGTTGGCTTCAGTGATGTTCTGCCATGTCAGGGTCCATACCTTTGGATTTTGGTTTAGCCCGTAGGTTAGACGCTGCTCATAGCCATCACCGAACTGAACCGTGCGGACAATCGGTTGGTTGGCCTTAGAAGCGCCGTAGGTTGGGTTGATAGCAGGAAAGGTAGCCATTAAGAGAGCAAGCCTCCTGGGCGCTTCTGTTTAATCAATTCTTGCTGTACCGCAAGACCAATCACCTTGCCGAGCTGGCTTGCCTGTCCAGGATCGCCCTGCACGCTACTACCGCCGGCGTCTACGTTCACCACCACGTTACCCATGCCACCAAAGCTGCCAGCAGGTGCGATACCACCGCTACGCCCAGGCATGAACAGTTCAGGACCACGCTCACCGACGAGGTAACCCTGACCAGCGGTAACGCTCCCACCCATGGCGCGCCTACCCAATGAGCCACTAAGGAAACTGAAAAAGCCTCTTCCATCATTACCAGCCAAACCTTGCAAACCAGCTTGTATAAGCAAATTACCAAGCGACTTCAGAACATTTTGCAATGAACTGTTAAAATCATTTGTTCCTTGAATTAGCCCGGTAATAGTTGAAGTAAATGTGCTCCCAATGGCATTGAGCAGTTGCTGTTCTTGTTGCAGTAAAAACTGACGCTCCAAAAGTTTTTTATTGACTTCTGTTTCGTCTTTTACCTTTTGAGCAGCAAGTTTAGGATCCGCGCCTTGTGCAACAAGTTCAGCAATTCGTCTGCGTTGATCTGCTTCCTCTTCACCTAGCGCAAGAATATTTTGTTTATACGCTATTTCTGCTGTGATTGATTCTATTGCCCTAACAGCGCGTTCTGCTTCGGTTGCGTATTGAACCCTAGATTGTTTGCCCTGCTCGGCAGATAATTTATTGAACTGTCCAAGCAAGATATTTCTTTGATTTTGCAGATCTCGGGATTGCTCGTCAAAAGCTAATGCCGTTGAAGTTTTGTCGGTGGACTGACTAATTAGCATGGCGCGAACACCAGCCCTTGCCGCCAAGGTTTTTTCTACGGCATCAATCTGTAATTGCACATCGCGGTATTTACTTGCAAATTCAATCATCCTCTCCGCTTGTTCCATGCCGGGTTTGCCAGCAATATCACCAAGCCTTTGGGCTGTGGCTATTTCTAAATCTGCTCTTGCTTTATCAAGGTCTCTTTTTATATCTCCGCCAAGCAGTTGATCTAAAGTTGAGCCCTTTGCTCTTGGTTTTTTATCTTCACCTAACAAACTTGGTGTTTCCGGTTTTGGAGTTGGCTTCTCTGGTGCGGCAGCTCTCCTTAACTCAGACAAGCGTCCCTCAAGTCTTTTAGCGTCCGCTTCAAGTTGTTGCAACTCAAAACGTAAACCTGGCAGGACTGGCTGACCACCACCAAGCACTTGTCCATCAGTACCTAAAACTTGCAGACCTTGAGCAAGACCAATACCTGCCTTTTGGGCTTGATTAATTGTTGTTTTAAGTTCAGTAATTCTCGCCCGTGTATTAAAAAGTTGATCATTTGCTTTTTTGTAATCTGGTCCGGCAAGAGCTTGATTGATCTTATTAATAACTTGAATTGCAAGGTCAAGAATTTCTTTTAGTGCGGGCTGAAGCGTCTGTCCAATTTTTCTGGCAACTTCATCTACGCCATCAGTCAATGTGCTGAACTTGCCCTCCAACGTAGTAGATTGAGCAATCGCACCGTTTGCATATTTGCCGCCTTTGTCCGTCAGGTTAATGATGGCAACCTCAACTGCCTCAGCACTAATGCGACCTTTGCTTAAAGCCTTTTGAAACTCCTCCCCAGTCATTCCATACATACGCCGCAATTCTTCTTGCAGCGCAATCCCGCGTTCTTGAAACTGCAATAGCTCTTCGCCTTGCAATCTGCCTTTTGCCTGAACTTGCCCAAAAGCTGTTACCAGTCCCTGCAGCTCGGCACCAGTTGCGCCAGACACATCAGCAAGGCGTCTAGTTGTTGCTACAACATCCTTGGCTTCAACGCCAAAGGCTTGAAGTCGTTTCGCGGCATCAATTAGCTCACTACTAGTAAAAGGCGTTACAGCACCAAGTTGCTGCAAATCAGCAATAATTCTTTTTGCCTCTTCTACGCTGCCTGTTAATGTCTCAAAACTCCGTGTTTGTTTTTCTAGTTCAGCAGTTTTACCAACAACCAAGCGAATTGCTGACAAAGCCGTAAAACCTGCAGTCAAGCCAAGCACTGCACCTTTAAGGCTGCTAACACCAGCCTCTGCAGCTCTGGATGCAATATTGACTTGGTTTAAGCCGCGTACAGCACCTTGGGCGTTTACTTGTACGTCAACTACCGAAACAGCCACGGCAATGCCTCCTTATGTGCCCAGTTTATCGACGAGACCTTGCCTTATCCATCTCAGCCTTTTCCCGCTTACCCTTGACTTCATAGTAAGCGGCAAAATGCACAAACTCAGCGTCCGTCAGCTCACTGCGTAGTCGGCTGACCGTCATGCCAAGTTCAGTAGCTAGGAAGAACTCAAAGAACAACCAAGAGTCTTCCTCTAGTCGTTTTTTGCTTCTTCAAAGTTGCCGCCACCACCCAACCCAAATAGAAACAGTTCCAAATCATTCAGCACGCGCTCAGGCAATTCACGCTGCAGCTTGGCAGCATCAGCAGAGGCAAACGCTTTGGTGCCATCCTCAAGCTCAGCAATTTGACACAGCATTTGCGTGCTGATGTCCATTGCCTCCTCAGAGCCAGCCAAAGTGCTAGCACGCTTACGGTCGGCTCGTGTAATAGGCTTGAAATATAGATCCAGCACCGCTTGCCCAGCATCATTGGTGACGCTGAATTTACGGCGCTGGTTCAGATCAAAAGCGCCAGTGAGCAGGTCAACGGCGCGGGGTGTAGCAGCAGGCATCAGATACTAAGGGTGAGAGCACCAGATGTGACGAAGTTAACCGTCACAATTTCGATCTCGCCAACCGTAGCACTGTATTCAGAGCCTGTCACCACAAGCGTGCCGGTAATCTTCTTACCGCCAGTCTCGTCCAAGTACAGCTCAAAAGCTGCATCGGCTTCGTCGGTGGCTTGGTTAACGTCCTTGATCAGATCTAGCTTGTCGCCAGAGCCAGGGGCGTCATACAGCAGTTCAATGGTGCCCGAACCGCTGATCAGACCACCCACATTGGCACGATAAGTGTCGCCGTGGTCGGTCACATCCAGCGATTCCTTTTCTACGGTCATTGACCATGACCGCACTGCTGCGATCTCGGACAGACCGCCGCTACCGGCTTTGTCAAAGAAGACAGTGCCTTGTTGACCGCGATAAAAAGCCATGATCAGATGTCCAGAGAGATGGCGCCGTTGGTCACGAAGTTCAGGGTAATGACTTCGATTTCGCCCACGGTTGCAGAATACTCAGCCGAGGTAATGACACCATCAAAACTAATTTTCTTGGTGCCAGTGGTGTCAAGGAATAGCTCAAACAAAGCCAAGCCCTCATCGTTCGCCGTATTGACGTGTTCAATGAAGACGTTGGTTTCGTCCGCGCTAGAAGCGGTGTAAAGGATTTCGCAGGTGCCAGAACCGCTAATCAGACCGCCGACATTGGCGCGATAGGTAGCGCCCAAGGCGGTGGTGTCCAGCGATTCCTTCTCAACGGTCAAAGACCAAGAGCGGGTGCTGGT